AAAAGGAAAAAATAATGCCAGAATTAGAACATGTAACTAAACAAAAAACAGTAGGCTTTGTAGATAGAGGCTACAATTATAATAAAAGAAAAAAACAGTTAGAAGAAGATGAAGCAGAAATTAAAAAGCTTGAAGCAGAAATCAAGGGTGAGAAACTTGATGGCGAGGGATCTGAGACAACCCAAGTACAAAATGAGGGTAATACCAAACAAGAAAAAACTTCAAAGAAAGTTGAAGCATCCGAAAATGATTCAAATTTAAGTGCTGAAGAAAAGTCTTTTAAAAAGAGATACGGTGACATACGAAAACATCTTGCTACAAAAGAAAAAGAGTGGAAAGAAAAGTATGAAACTTTAGAAAAAAGACTTGCAAAAGAATCTATTGTTCCTCCAAAATCAGATGAAGACATTGAAGTATGGCAAAAGAAATATCCTGATGTAGCAGGTCTTGTAGAAGCTGTTGCAGCTAAAAAAGCAAAAGAAATGTTTGATAAAGCTGATTTAAGACTGCAAGAAATTGATAAAGCAAAAGAAGAAGCAGACAGAGTTATATCTGAAAATACAATAAGAGAATCACATTCTGACTTTGATAAGTTAAGAAATTCAGACGAGTTTCACGATTGGGCAGAAGAACAGCCTAAGTGGGTTAAGGATGCTCTTTACGAAAATGCAGACGATCCTGCTTCAGTAGTGCGTGTAATTGACTTATACAAAATAGACAACAATATGACACCTTCTGCTAAAAAGGAAGGAAGAAAAAAAGCTGCATCATCTGTAACAAAAAGTTCTAGAAAAACAATAGATGCAGATGGAGTCAGTAATCAAATAAAAGAGTCTGACATTCAAAATATGTCAACAGTAGAGTTTGAAGAACGTCAGGATGAAATAAATGAAGCATTGCGAAAAGGTAACTTTGTTTATGACATTACTGGTTCTGCAAGATAAGTATTGACAATTAAGTACTTATAAATATAACTATCTATATCTAATAGAACCTCACTTTAAGTGACTACTTCTATACATCTAAATTCAAAGAAATACCTATTTTAGTACAGACCCACAGACAGTGCAACTCTAGAAAAGATAGCCCCTTTGATCGAAACCCACTAATGCTATAAGGAGAAATGAAATGGCATTTTCATCGGCATCAGGTTATGGGAATTTACCTAATGGTAATTTTAGTCCTGTAATCTATTCCAAGAAAGTACAACTTGCTTTTCGTAAGAGTGCTGTGGTCGGTGATATTACTAACTCAGATTATTTCGGGGAAATATCTGCACAAGGCGATACTGTCCAAATTATTAAAGAACCTGAAATCTCAGTTCAAGCTTATACGCGAGGCACAACTGTCACAGCGCAAGATCTTGATGATGAAGATTTTCAACTAACCATTGATAAAGCAAACTACTTTGCTTTTAAAATGGATGACATTGAGGAAGCTCACAGTCATGTAAACTTTATGCAACTCGCAACTGATCGGGCTGCTTATCGTTTGGCAGACCAGTATGATCAAGATGTTCTTGGTTATCTTTCTGGTTTTAAACAGTCAACACTTCATGCACAAGCAGACACAGCAAACACAACTGTAAATGGTTCTAAAGCTGTTATAGGTGCAGGTTCAGACGAATTGTTGTCTAGTATGAAGCTAAAGAAAAGTAGCTTTGGTAACATTACAACCACATCTGCAGGGGATCACTCAATCCCACTAACTGCTAGAATGCCAGGAGCTACCTCACTACCAACTGCAACAGCTTCACCAGCAATGGTTGTAGCTAGAATGGCTAGACTTCTTGATCAACAACAAGTTGATACTCAAGGACGATGGCTTGTAGTTGACCCTGTATTCATGGAATTACTTCGTGACGAGGACTCACGCTTTATGAATGCAGATTATGGTGAGTCTGGTGGACTACGTAATGGTCTTGTAGTCAACAACTTTCACGGTTTCCGTATGTACACTTCATCTAACCTAC